TTATATGGAAAAGGTTAACACATCTTACTCTGCTGGAGGGGCCGATAAGAAGAAAAAAGTAACCGAATTGTTGATCATGAATTACGAGCCGATAAAGTCACAGTAGGCTCGGCAAAATACATCAAATCCTGCCGGATTTCGGCTCTATTTTGAGAAGGCTGTGAGTCCGACAGGATTAGTGTGTCCGCGAAATTCGCTCCGAGAAAAATCTCCAACTATCTGCAAAAAATCTCCAACTATCTGCAAAACTATATCTGCGACACACCTGTGGACAGTTAATGAAATCGGTGACAACCTGTGAGGCCCTAAACGCCGGACGCACCAATCCTGTCGCACCTATAATCTTCTTAAAAAAGAGACGAAATGCGGCAGGATTTGATGTATTTTTCCGAGCCTACTGTGGCTTTATCGGCTCGTAATTCATGATCAGAAGTTCTGTTACTTTCTTCTTCTTGTCGGCCCCTCCTGCAGAATAAGATGTCTTAACTTCTTCCATATAAAACCCGCCAAATAGAGTCCTGATCTCCTTGACGTTGTTAATCGATAATACAAATTTCCCCTGAACTTTTTTTAGTATCTCGCTCAACTTCCGAAAATCGTCTCGATGGAAGACGTCGTCCCCGTAATAATTCTCGCAGCCATAGTAAGGAGGGTCCAAATAGAAGAAGGTGTCCGGCTTGTCAAAGCGGGCGATGAACTGCTCATATGGCCTGTTCTCGATGTACACCCTTGCCATGCGCAGATGAACGGCCGATAATTCCTCCTCGATCCGGAGAAGGTTGAGCCGCGGTCGACTGCTTGTGGCCACAGAGAATGACGGATTCTTAATCCTCGCAGCATAGCCTGATTTCAACAGGTAATAAAACCGCACCGCTCTCTGAATATCCGTCAGCGATTCGGGCGTCTCCGATCTAAACCGTTCAAACTCATCCCTGGCCACAAGGATCCATTTCAGATATCTGATAAATTCCTCCAGGTGATGCTTTACGACTCTGTACAGGGTCACCAGGTCGGTATTGATATCGTTTATAATCTCGACGTGGGATGTCATTTCATCCTTTTTAAACAACAGCCAGGCTGCGCCTGCGAAGACCTCGCAATAACAGTTATGCGCAGGCATTTTCTCAAGGATTTTACCCGCCAGGAGCGATTTCCCTCCCATGTATGCCAAGAAACTCTTCATACCAACCTCCCTTTGCAATGCCGGAAAAACCCTGCTATAAATCTACCCGTTCGGTCGAGCGGATGGTAGCGGGTTATCCCGTCTTGTGCTTTCGGCACATGGTCTGGGGAGGTTGGTCTCCCTGGAATGCTGTCCGCGTTTTTATTTTATGATCTTTGCTCTCTCCTGGACTGCCTGCAGTGCCATAATTTCCTCATTTACCTAAGTTTCTTTTCATCGAAATTCAAATGCCGATATTGAATATTTTCCGGCAGTTTCTCAACTGCGAACGTTTCCAGTGCGATTACATCTGGTCCAATCATTATTTTTGCCCACTGCGGAACCCTGATCATTTCTGCCTTGATATGCCCTGGATTCAGTTCATCCGGCCATTCATTGATTTTACGAATTAACCGAAAATCATACTCGGCACTTTTGGCATCATCAACAATGCAAGACCGGTGGATAATCTCAAGGATATCCCGTCTCCGGTTCAAAAACCCTTTAATCGCGTTGAGAATTTCATTATCTGCCAAAACAATGTCATGCCTCGCGGGATCGTAAGAACGGAAAGGATTGGACAGTTCCGTGTGCAAAACTTGACTATTGGCTGATGGGTGATCAGGTGCTTCATAGGCTGCGATGATTTTCCTGGTCGCCTTATCCACGAGCAGGAATATCCAATGGTCTTTGCCAGAGGCTGCCATATACCTCTGTTGCATATAATAGTTTTCCCCTGCTTGACTGTTCTTTAAATGTACACAGGTAATATATGTAGTTCCAACCGTGTCGGCGACGGCAAAAGACCCCGTAAGAGTTCCGGCTGCACTATCCTTTGATTGCGGGGAAAAACCATACGTACCACCGGGCAACGTCATGAGGGCATCATTCGCATATACACTTCCCAAACTTGTCTTCAGTTTAAACTGACTGACAGAGGCGTCCACAAGAACTATATCTGCCCAAGATGGGAAACCAGACGTAAGGGTCAGGACCTGCCCGTTCGTGGCCTTCGCTAACCTTGCGAGCGTATTCGCGGCAGAAGCATAGAGTAGATCACCCGCCGCGGTGAGAAGTTTCCGCACGTTTGATGATACAAATTGATCAGGTGCAATTGCCTTAGCCGCTTCCGTTCCGGTAAGGATTTCTGCGGCGGTAGCGAAGGGGATGGTAGCGCCGATAAGGAGCCAGTTGGTCCCGTCGGATTCGATTTCCGCGGACTGGTACTGGCTGTTTAAGGCGTACGTCAGCGCACCGCTGATGGTCTCGGTTCCGGCCGCATCGATGGTAACCGCGCCTATATTGATATTGATAACGATCAGACGCCTGCCTGCGCCGAATGTCACCGCCGAGAGCAGGTTCACCGTCATGGCACTTGCCTTGTTACACAGGATTATCGAATCGTTGATCTTCGAGGTCGTCGTGTCGGTCTCGGTGCGGACATTCTTGTTGGCGGTCATCTCGTAACTCATCGCCCCCGAATATACGCGCGGCAGAAACAGAGAATGCTCAACTGTCGTGAGCGTATTGGTCAAAACGGCATCCTTGATGACCACCGTCGTATTCGGCGCGCCATAGGATGCAGAGACGACTTCGGAATACACCGCCCCGCCGGTGAGGTTGGCCTTGATTCTGCGAGTCGGCTTATAGATGTCCGTCTGATCGCCGTCTACGGTAAACGACGTCCCACTGACATATGTGAATGTATGCCCGCTCAGGGCAAACCACTCCGATGGATTCAATGTGGTCGAGGCCTTGAGTGTCCCGTCCTCATTCATGGTCACATCGAGTCTTTGGTCAAGGCTGGACTTTGAACCGCGGGCGGCGATTATTTCGACCCCGATTGATGTCAGCAGCACGTCTTCCACCCAGCCGCTTTCCCCGACATTCGGATCGCCGGTGTAACAATAGGCCCGCCCATACGTGCCCCTGTCGGATCGCCAGCATATCTGGTAGGTGGTCGGGTTCGCAGGGAACGACGTGCCGGAAAAACGGGATACAACGGCGGCAAAATGGTCTTTGATGATCACCCACAACTGTGGGAATGTGGTTACGCCCGCCGTCGGTTTTGAACTATCATAATTCTGTGGCATTTTAATACCCTCCTATATCAAGATCGCCGCTGCCGGCCACCGCGCCGGAGCTATTGAAAAAATGCACCGTGAATTCGGAATCTGACTTATTAACGACCGGCCAGACGCTCGCTGCGCCGAGGACGGTCACTCCTATAAAATATTCCTTCAGGATCGTTAGCCCCAGGGAGGCGAGTGTGAACGTCGTGCCACCGATGCCAATTGCCTGATTGAGCAGGCGCAGTTTTTTGTCCGGAACGTCCGCCTGGTGCGCGAGCGCCGTCCACTCAAAGTTTGTGTTTGCCGTATCGACCAGGCATTCCACTTTGATCTTAAAATATTGCGCCTCGGCCTGCAGAGCGCCCCTTATCTCTTGCCACGCCGACCAATCGATATCGTCGTCAGAAAAGGCTGCATATATTTTTTGCGTGGCGCTGGATGTGATATGGGTGTCCGTATCAAGGGGATACGTTTGATCCGTCCTGTTGGGGAACGTCTGATCGTTGGCTTCCCTCACCACGGAACCGTATGCTGCGTTTGCCCGCAGCGAGAAGACAACCTTCGCGCCCAGGTCATAGACCGGGGAGATATAGGAGCCGATATAATCCTGTTCGCCGGCGTATTCGGCGAGACCAGGTGTCTGGTCCGTAAATGTCGGCTCATCCGTGTCCGTCATGCCCGCAATCAGGGCCATGACGCCGGGTGTGGGGCAATAAATCGTCTTGTCAAATGTTCCGGCATGGGATGTAATTTCATCCTCATCAATGACGACATTCAGGTTGGTGACGTTCGTTGTTATGGTGACGCCGGTTGCATTTTGTGAACAATTTCCGCTCCGGTCGATGGCCTTGATTAAAAAATGATATGTGCCGGCAATGCCTGGATCATATGTGGCGCTGTTTTCCCACACGCCTTCCTTCTTGGGAGTCGCCGTCTCCCAGAAGCTGCCCTGGCGGATATCATACCCCCACAGATCCATATCCGAGACATGATCCCAGGTAAAACCTATCCTCCCATCGGGTCTCGCTTGGGCATTGAAATTAACGACGTCCTCCGGGGGGATATCCTTCCCCTGCGGCGTAAACTGGCTCATAAAACCATTTTCTGCCGATTCACCCCGGCGTACTATCGAGATCGTGTAGGTCAGTCCCGCGATCAATCCTGGGATGCTGAACGACGGTATCCGGGTGAAGCCCTTGTTGACCCATCCGGAAGTAGTCGTGCAGCAATAGACGTCCCACGCGAGATCCGCGCCCCGCCAAGTGAGATACAATATAGACTGCCCCGTGCCGTCGCGGCCAAGGTCCCACTTCTCGATTATCCTCATATTGGAAATTCCGGGATTAGTAATAGGACTGGGCGCTGGGATATCGGCAATGTCGTCATAAACCTCGGCCACATATTCGAGGGCGCTGACCCTGCGGCGCATTTTTTGCGACCGGCCGATAGATATGACGCGCACGAGCTTCGTCACCATATCCTCTTCGCCGAACGAGTAGATGGCAAACTGCGCCGGTGTCTTTGTCCATGCGGGAGTGACATTCAGATTCGTGCCTGCCGCACGCCAGTGGCGGCCATCGGTCGGTGCGGGTGAGGGGGTCTCTAAAATCGCCTGGATGCACCGGTAATTTTTCCCGGCATATGCCGCATAATCCCCAATATCATATGTATTGCCGCTCTCCCAATCGGGATCTGCCGCCACGCCGGTGACCGTGCGATCCTCGCGGCTATCGTCATCCTGGTATTTGATCGTGATCGCATAGGACTTCACCGGATCGAGCGTGATGTCCCTGTCGCACCGTATGGTCGTCGATGTGGCCTCCATTGTTCTTCCGCCGTAATCCCAGCCGATCTCGACGACGTCTCCGGACAGGCAGCCCAGGGAGTCGATGTCGGCGTCCCATCCTGCGATCAGACTCAGCCAGCGGTTACAGTTCAACAAAAACTTGCCGTAATTGATGGCCTGTTGGCGGTTTGTGACGGAATAGAGGGTCATCTGCGTCGGTTTTATTTCCCGGTCGATAGATTCATAAAACTCCGACGTCACCGTGACAATCTGCTGCTCATAATTCAGATCCTCGTCCCAGTACGTGATCTCGATGGCATCAGCGCGATCCTCATATTGGACATAATCGACATTAAATGAATCCTTGACGATGTTTCCCGGTGTGAAGAGAAATCGTTGCACCGGCAATGCCTCCGGCTTGTCCACGATGCAGGTAAACCGCGATCCCATCTGTATGACCGTGCCGCGGCCTGCTACGGATACCGTATCCAGCGCCTTCTTGAGGTTGAAGATGGTATCAAAATAAATGTTGCACTCGTACCCCCTCAATACGCACCAGTCCGCCCATTCCTGCCATCTGGCAAGGGGAATGCGGTTATAATTGACCTGGCCGCCGTAATCGTCGTTGTGGAGCATATCATAGCATGCCCAGGGCGGCAGATTCGCCGGCAGGGAATCATAATCCGTACCGTTCCAGACCTCGACGGTTGACCGCATCGCCAGGCAAGTGACTTTGTTTACGTCACTGTAGAGCTGGTCCGTGGCGAGTGCGCGTACCGCCAACAATGACTGGCCGGGGAATGAAAAATCATCGTAAATGATCTCCTGGATGAAATCGAAATAGCAATCATTCACGTATCTGACGCCCGCCGGCGGTGCTGAGTGGAATCTTGCCCTAACCTCATATTGCCCCGGCGGAAGATTATTCTGGAACCACATGCGCCGGAGTGGACTCGTCTGTGCCCCGCTGATTTGGACATAATCAAGTGCGACTGTTCCTATTGCATATATTAATGGAACAGTGACCCAGTGCCATCGATAACCTGAATATTGCCAACCTCCACAGAAATCATCCCAATATGGTGGATTTATATAGTCTCCTTCTTGATGGTCAGCATAATTTGTAGAACCAGCATATACTTCCATCCACTGTCCAGTATCTGTTTTCCAAACTCCAGCAGACCATCGATATTCATCAACAGTAATCGGATACGTGTTATACCCTGACAATCTTGTCCATGCAGAATCTCCAATCCGTCGATATTCAATTTCCACATCCACCGATATCTCGGACAAACCGCCCTGGTCGTTAGAGTAATATAGCCCCTTGGGGCAGATCAAGGCGACGCCGATCCCCTGAACGGCATTGCCGCTGGTCTGCCGGGTAACCCAATCCGCCGATAATTGGGCATAACAGGAAACGTCCTGCCGCTGGTCGTGGAAAAATTGGATGGGGGATTGATCGATGCCGCCCAGGCGTGTCTCGGTGATAACATCCCGAAAATTCATCACCGGATTGTCATTGATTTCCACATCACTGATCGAGTCCAGGGCATGGTCGGCAACCTTGAAAAGCATATTTAGATACTGTTTGTCACCGATTATTTCAATATAACGGGCGATACGGGGCGGCGTGACGCGCCGCGTGCCGTACAATCCGGGTGAGGCGCCGCCTTCCTGGTCGGGGTTTTTCTGGACGTCCCAACCGTAGGTGGCGGAATTGCTCATATCGTTCGTGCCGAGGTTGGCCGACGCGATATCGGGCACCTGGGGAGGCAGGACGGCATTGACCACCATGCTGCCGGCCATCAATGTCATGCCCGATAAGATCGTCCCGCCATAGTCCAGGAGTGCTCCCGGAAGTGCGGCTTCAAAAAAGGCCGGGTATGCCGCCATGAGTTGCGGCGCGAGTACAGCAGCAACTATAACAGCCAGCATCGCCACAGTCCTAAGCAAATCGCCTCCGCCCCGGGGGACAGCGCAAAATACAAGCGACAAGCCCGGCGAGCAAACGAGATCGAGGCTTTTCTCCATATCGGCAAGGCAGCCGTTGATGGAGAGCTTGATCTCGTAATCCGTGACCATGCCCGGATAGAATTCATCGACGCACTGCCGGACAGAAAGGCCAGGCGCAAAGGTCCGCGTCTCTCTGGATCCGAGAGGATCAAACGGATTCTTCACGCACGTGACAATTACGGGTTTTTCTTCTGTGCCGGATTCCATCGATAAAAACCTTCGATCTTTTTCCCGAAATATGGATCGTCGATGCGGACCAGATGGGTCTTCATTTTCCGCAGCGTCTGTAAAACATACTTTTCGCCGATGTAGATTCCCAGGTGCTGCACCAGGTCCGGGCGTTCCGGGTCTATCCTCATCGTCACGGCGCATCCGGGCTCAGGAGCGCCGATCCTCTCCCACCGCGGCCTTTCCTTTGCGTATAATTCCAGGACGTCGGCCGTGGCATCATGGTCAATATAAGCAAGCGAGATATCGGCATCCGGGTTGAATCGCCGCGCCGCGATCCCCGCCAGACCGAGACAATCCAGGCCGCTTTTCGGATCGCGCCCGCCCTCCACGAAAGGGATGCCTATGAGATCCTTAACCCGCTGCAACGACGATCCCTCCCTTTCCCATGCCCGGCGCGCCGCCGAAACGTACAGAATTGCTATATGCCCGGCATTGCGTCAGCGTCCGGTTGCAAGTCGTCTCGGTGCCCACATAACCGCAGCGTGCGCCCTTGAATCTGCGGTACGTGCAATGATTCTTCATGATCCGGCCCCCCGGAAAACGCCGCTGGAAAGGGTTCGCCGCACCCAGGGTGAAACGCGCCCAGCGGTTGTCGAATTTCGGCTTCTTCAATTCAAAATAGTGCTCGACCTCGGGATCATCCGAGGCCAGGTTCTTGCTGTTTATGACGTAGATATAAATCTCCATCGGAGAGAATCCGTTCAGTTTCACCCATGCGTCATAGTCCTGAATGAACGCCTCCATCGCGCGGGAGACATTCGCTATCCGCACCTCCACCTGGGGCACCTCACCCTTTGATGTATCGCCGATTTCTTCGATCTCGAAATTAAATGCGATCCAGGTCTCGTCGCGCCATGTAATATCCTGATTGGCCAGCACTATCCGGATGGGGTCTGTCACGCCGGGAATGACGACCATCAGCGCGATCATAAACACACTGTCTGTGGCGAGCTTATTTTTTTCTTCGATGGCAATTGATGATAACGGTAACGACATCGGTCATAACTCCGCGATGGGGCATTGAATGTCCGTGCGCCAGCCCGGCTTACCCCATTTGCTTTTAATCCTGTCGCAGGTAAATACGCACGTATGCGTGACGCCTGTGATGGGGTGCGTATAGGTGAAAGTCATTCCCTGGTTCGCGTCAAAGAAAGATTGCAGTATCTGAAATTCCGCTTCGGTCATCCTGGTCCAGCCGTGGTCTGGCCAATTCAATCTGCCCCGCAGGGCCTGCGGCCGCACCTGGATATAATTAGCCTCAAACTCCGTGCTGTCCTGAGGCTTGTAATATTCCTCGTTGGTTCCGACGTCCGCCGGTCGAATTGTGGAGGGCCATGATTCCATATTACTTTCCTAAACGGTCCTGCAGGCCGCCGACGTTTCGGTCGAGGGCGTCGATCCAGACCGATACCACCATTCTCTGCATATCGAATGTGGCCTGGCTCTTTGTGGCTTTCATATTCTGGCCGGATTCGTTGATAATATGCACTGCGACGGATTGCGGCGCAGACTGGGCATGACTGCCTATAGTCTTTACTCCCAGATCGCCGCGGGGCGTGCGGCCAAGGGGCAAAATCCCCTCCCATCCGGCTTCACCGACGAGCCCGATATTCCCATTCGCCATCGAGAAAATCGTTGGACGCGTGATAATGTCGCCTCTACCGAAGGGGATGATATTGCCGTTCTGAAAAATTGCTCCTTTTGCGACGCCCCATGCTGCCGACCCTGTACCGAATGACCAACCTTCTGGTTGGTATCCCGGCGTAGCACTCCCACCGCCGAACAGCCCGCTCAACCAGCCCTGCGCCGCACCTGAGAGCGGGCCTAAAATCTGCTGCTTGTAAAATATCCGGAGCAGGTCTTTGATGACGGAATTCGCCAGATTGGTGAAGTCCCACGACATTTTCATGGTGTTCTCTGCCAGCGTATCGGCCATAGAATCAAAAGTCCGCCTCGTAAAATCCCCCATGAGCTTGCCCGTATTTTCGTATTCGTCCTGGATCTCCATGAGCGCCGATTTCACGCCGCCGACGAGGGTCTCTTTATATTCAATGAGCATGGCGGCGATATACTGTATCTGGTCTTTCTGGATCACCTCTCCGGTTAATCTGTGATACTCGGCGCACTGATCCCAGGCGGTCTGGTCGATCACCACAATCGCCCCCATCCCTCTTCGCCGGTATTCAGCCAGGTCGGCCATCTGCTTCTGGTCGGCATATCCGGAGGCGGCCGCCGCCTCTCTGCGGTATTTGTCCTGTGTCTGGATGGTATTTTCGATTGCAACATTTTCCGCAGATAGCCTGGCCATACGATCCGCATCGAGCACCTTCATTTGACCCGCTACGTACGCCTGACGATCAAAATATTTATCTTTCAGAAACAGTGCCTTCGCTTCAAGGTTGATCTGGGTAATCCTGTTCTGATATGCGAGATCGTCCATGCCCATCTGGCGGTCGAGATTATATCTGGCGATTTCCAGTTCACTCGCGTAAGATCCCTTCATCAAGGCTTCTTTGGTTTTGGTTACATTTTCATAATCCTTCAGGCCGAAATCATCGATGGCCTTCTGGTTTTTCGCCTCATCCTCGGCGATCTTGATTGCGGCATTTTTAGCCTTTTCTTTGTCCTCCAGCGCCTTCCTGTCTGCCAAGGCTTTGGCCAGTTTTATGTCAACCCCCATCGATGTTATATCAACCGTCCATTCAGGCTCTTTCGGTTTTTTATACGGTGTGCCCATAAATCCTTTGGCAATAGCTCCTATAACTTTGGCGGCATCTGTGTCCGCGAATTTTTTAAGTATCAAATATATATCATCGAGATCTTGCACAAGCTTCTTGCTGGCGGATTCTTTAAGATCGTAGAGGGCCGCCTTGAGTTGCTGGACATGCTCCGCCGCATCTTCTGAAAGTCCTCCCGTTCTTGCTATTGTTACATTGGCATTGGCCAATACAAAATCGAGCAGAGCAACGTCCGTTCTGCCTGCGGCAAACGCCCTGGTGAATAAGTCCATCTGCTCTTTCGTGATCACGCCCATCACTTTCAGGCCGCGGGGCATTTGTGTGGCGCAGGCATCGAGGATTCTGCCCGCCGCCTGCTCTACGTCAACACTCGTTTTCCGCGCTGCGATTCGCGCCGCCTCAAATAGTTGCGGCAATTTATTGGGGTCGATCTCCTGATCGAGGGCAAAGACCGCCTTTTGCATGGACTTCGATTCATCTATGGTACTGGCTGATGCCTGCTGTATCGCCGTGAGCATCACGGCGCTGTCTGCCCCGATGGAACGGGTCATGCTTTCATATGTAACCTCGGCTTGCAGGGCCTTGGCGCCCAAATCCATGTATTCGAGAGCCTTGTAGAAAGCCAATCCGGCTACTGCGGCAACGGCGGTTACTTCAAGCCATCCCTTCTTCATGGTATCGAGAGTATCGGATGCTGATTTTGTGGCCTTATCCGCTTTTCCAAGTGACGACTCCGCGTTCTTGCCGAACTGCTGCACGACGACGGTGCCGTCGTCTTTCACGGTGAGCCTTATTTCTATGGTGTTCTGGTTTGCCATATCAGCCTTCCATTAATTTTATGCCCAGCATTCGCGCCAGGAGCCTCATTTCCTGCATCTTTTCCTTCTCTGCCATTACTTCCTCGAGGCTTCCCAGGTCTGCCCATTCCTCCACGGTCAACTCGTTGGCTCGGAACGGATATCCCGCCAACTTCAAGTGCCGGAGCTGTAAAATCTTGCGGGTATATTCATGGAGATCTCCGGGCCGCTTCTGTTCGCACTTTGAGCATGCCCATTCGAGATTCTCCTCATCCCCGATTTCCTCCCGGCATTTCGCCTGGTCAAACTCAGTGCATAAACCCGCCTGGATCGCCTTCAGATCGCTCAGGTAGGGTTTTCGTCTGCTTCCCTCGTTTCCCCTCCATTGCTGCCGGCATCAGGCGCCTTGACCACGGACAGC